GTTCTGCATGAATAAAAGCATCTTCCTGCCATGTCATTGATTAATAAACGTACCAATACCAGGAAACAGATCTCTTGTAACTACTCTCTTAGGCAGTTTTAAATTAATTAAATCAAGTTCAGATGCTAACTCAAATTGTACTAATTCTCTATTCTCAACTACTTTTCTATCTATGAAATATATCTCCTGTGGTAATTCCTGTGTTGTATCAGGTGTCCCAAATGGATTTGTACCACCTGTAAAATTCGCAGCATCTAAATACCTTGCTAGTGTTCTTATGCGTGTAAATTTTGCACCATTAAGATCATTATTGGCAGTGACAGCATTAACAGTCGAGAACAAAGCGGTTATAGTTCCTAGAATATTACTGATGGTAAAAGTAGGACGAGGAATAGATTTAGACGCTCCATCAAATTCAAACCCTTCTGCCTGACAAGGAAACTTTTGATATGTATTACCTTGCCAAATAATATTTGTATTATCTAATTTATTTGTACCTGCATGAAACCTCTGCACATCTGTAGATCCATGCAATGTACTATCTAAGGTCAAAGTAAAAAGTTCAATAATAGAACTTGGATTAATTTTCTGTAGTTCTGATACTGGTATTGGCATTAGGGTTCAAATACTTCTCTAAATGTAGCCTGCACTCTCGCACGATTTAAATATGGTATTGATTTGTTCCATGATTCGCAGACGAATTGAGAAGAACTAGATTCTCCTGGTGGTGTAAATGTAAAGCTGGCACTATCAACTGCTCTGGCATCTAAAAAAGTTTCAATCGTATCTGCATCTGTTTCTGATACTTCAAAAGTTAAATTAAATATTTTAGGGTTTTGATTTAGGCCAAAGAGTAATCTATGTTCATAACCATCACCAAGTTTTACTGTTTTAGTGTTTGGTTTTGATCTTTTTTGAACTCCGTAGGTTGGGGTGATCGAGGGAAAGGTAGCCATTATGCAAGTAAACCTCCAGGACGTTTTTGTTTGATTAATTCAGATTGTATAGCAGTAGCTATGGCAGAGCCAAAAGCATTTGCTTGTTCTTCATCACCCTCAACAGAAGAACCAGAAGCATCCACGTTTACAACTATATTTGTTGAACCCATAGCATGATTTGGAATTATAGTACCTG